GCAGTTACCCCAACTGGTTCTGCTACCTCCTTCGCAAATATTAGGTTCGAATGTGGATTCTTGCCTAATATTGCCCATGATGGTAGCAAGGGCGTTTCTGTCTTTAACACCACGATCCTGGAAAAATGCCAGGGTAGCATTCTCATGTTCATTACACCCTTTACAAATTAGCCTTTTTTCTTTTGGCTTTACGGGAGCAACCTTTTTGGTCGCTGTCGGTGCTTCAAACTCCTTAATAATACTGAATGGAGGTGGTCCTTGCACAGGAGGAGGTGGAAACAAGGGCAGTGATGCCGTACTGGTTGTAACCGCGGCCGCTAGAGGCAGGGCTACTGTAAAGAAATTTTGCATTAAAATCGATTGAACTCTACATCCGTATAGGCAAAGGAGAAGTTCCCCTTCTCAGGGGCAGCGCCCACGGCTCTAAATCAAAATCAAAGTCTCATAATAAAAAACCCTGCTCATAACAGGGATTTCTACATAATAAGTTAATATTTAGAATTTGTCAAGTTGTTGGTTTACCGAACATCAACTTCTTGATCATCAGTCCAATCCTCATCCTCTAGACAAAGATAAGTGATTTCATCCTCACCTTCAGGAAGATTAATCCACTCATCAAATTCTGCAAGGAGTGCCTTAGCATTCTTATGCCTATCTGCCTCATGTAGCAACTCAATCTTATCCATTGCCCAATCACGAATGTGGTTAACTGGATCAATCTGAGTTTCCATAATAATCTTTTCGGAAGTACCTGTTGAGGATGTTGCTATTGTAGAAGGCTGGTTCTCCGTTGTCAAGGGATTCGGTGAGGACATTGTGGGTGAAGAGTCGTCTGGTCTCCTCAAAGTTTGTTTTGCCCTTTGTTTTATGTAATGATAGGATAGTTCGACTAAAATTTTGTCTACCAATTTTGATAATGTCTTCTTTAAGTTCCGGACAAGACCCATAATAGTTTTTCCAATCGGATTCGGATTTTACTTTTCGTTTTTTACCTTTTGGTGTTCTAAACGACCAAAGATACTTCCTACCAATATATTTTTTCCCATTGAGATTATTTTCTATCAGATAAACAAACCCAAAATAGTCCTCAATATCGGCACTGGTGAAAGGACTCCCATTATAGATCCAAGGGTTCTCATAGTCAATATCTGTACTCATCAATTATATCAAGGACTTCGTTCAGATATTTATGGGCAAGTCCTTTCATATCCATTTCGGGTCTAATGTGATCGTTGTGAAGATTGTTCTTCAATTTTAAAACACGAACTTTTATTTCGTCTTTGGTCAGTTGATTCTTAGGCATAAAAAAAGAGGAGATTGCTCTCCTCTATCTATTAGACATCATTTAACCATTCTTTAGAAAAGTTATAATCTCCAAACAAATATTCATCACATTCCGCTGCTTCTTTGTATGCGTTCAAGATTTCCTGTTCGCACCATTCATCATAATTGGAATCCTGCGAAAGTATTTTTGGTAACATCTTGTTTAATTCCTCCTACTACGTAGGATTCTACCTCCGTTTCCTGGGGTGCTACCTGAAGACCCTTAGAAGAAATCCAGTGCTGAGTCCAAGGAAGTGGATTATTGTTTGCTGAAATATCGTATTGGGGTTTTAGTCCAATTGCTTTAAGTCTTCTGTTTGCGATCCACTCTACGTATTGCTGAAGAAGTTTATCATTAAGACCAATCATACTACCATCTTTGAACAGATAATCTGCCCAACGCTTTTCTTCATTTACTGCACGATCAAACATCGCATAAACCCATTCTTCTTCCTCTTTAGCAATTTGCTTCATTTCTGGATCATCACCATCACGCCATTTATTAAGAATATTCTGGGTGATTGCTAGATGTTGGTTTTCGTCTCTTGCGATAAGAGAGATGATCTTAGCGGATCCTTCCATAAGCTTAAGTTCACCAAAGGCGAAACTGCAAGCAAAACTAACGTAGAAGCGAATACCTTCAAGAATATTAACGTTTGCGACTGCTCTATAGAGTTTTCGTTTGACATCATTGATTGTTTCCTTAGCGTATGAAACTCCCTCAAGATTGTGCAACCAGGCATTGGATGCACCATAACCTTGTGCGGATTGAATGAAGTCATCATAAGACTCTGTGACGCTCTTAGCACGCTCTAGAATGCGGTTGTCACTGATGATAGTATCAAACACCTCAGATGGGTCTGAATATACATTTTTGATGATGTAAGTGTATGAACGACTATGAATCATCTCCATAAATCCCCATACTTCCATACACGCTTCCAATTCTGGAAGTGAGCAGTATGGAATAAATGCCATACCAGGACCACGCCCCTGAACAGAGTCAAGCATAATCTGATACTTCAAGTTAGAAGTATAGATGTGCTTTTGCTCAGGACGTAGTGTCTGATAATCTCCACGATCTTTTTGGAGGGAGACCTCCTCAGGTCTCCAGAAATAACCAAGTTGCTGTGTAGTTAATTTATCGAAGATTGGATATTTGTATGAATCGTATCTTTGAACTCCTAAGGGAGCACCAAAAAACATTGGTTGCTTTTTAGTATCTACTTTTTCCGTATTAAAAACAGTCATTCCTTTGATTTCTGTCTTTGAATCTTCTGTTGAAGAAATTTTAAACTGCACAGGATTCACACTCTCCCTCCTCTACTGAACTTAATTCACTTAGCAAATCTTGAAGATTGGGTTTGTCTTCTACTACCTCATCAGTCTTAATATCATAAGTGTTTTGATAGTAAGAAGTTTTCCACCCGTACTTGTATGTAGTTAAAAAGTCATTTGCCATTACGCTGACTGGAACTTCATTGTCTGGGTAGTTCTCTGGATTGTAACTCCAGTTACCAGAAATTGCCTGGTCAAAGAACTTTTGCATCATAGCAACAATATTAATATAACCACGATTGGACTCCATATCCCAAAGAAGCGTGTAATTATTCTTAAGAGATTGATATTGAGGGACAATCTGCTTAAGTGGACCCTTCTTGGACTTCTTAATGGACAAGTATCCGCGAGGTGGTTCGATTCCATTGGTTGCGTTTGACACAACGGAACTACTCTCCGATGGCATTTGTGCGGACAATGTTGAGTGCCTGAGGCCATATTCCAAGATAGATGCTCTAAGAGTTTCCCAATCATGCTCTAATCCAATAGAAGAAATTTCATCCGCTTCCTTTTTGTAGGTGTCAATGGGAAGAATACCATCAGCATACTTTGTACGACCAAAGTATTCACAATGTCCCTTTTCCCTAGCAAGTTGATTTGATGCTTTTAGAAGGTAATACTGGAATGCTTCAGACAATCCATGAACCGCATCCCACGCTTCCTGAGAATCATAATTGTATCCCAATTTCGCCAAATAGTGCGCCAACCCAATAAAACCCACACCAAGAGAACGACGCGCCTTCGTGGCGATTTCTGCCGCCTTTACGGGGTAATCCTGATAGTCAATCAACTCATCCAGTGAGCGAACGGAAAGGTCACAAAGTTCCTCAAGTTCTTCATCTGACTTTACCTTTCCTACATTAACTGCAGAAAGAATACATAGGGCAATTTCACCCATAGTATCATCGATGTGCTGAATAGGGTCAGTGGGTAGAGTAATTTCTTGGCAGAGATTGCTCATGTTCACCTTATCCTTAAATGATGAGTGTGAATTACAATGGTCAATATTCATGATGTAAATACGACCAGTCTCAGCACGCTCTTTTAGAAGGTCCAGAATGAGTTCTTGAGCACCAATAGTCTTTCTTGGAACAGATGTATCTCGTTCATAACCCACATATAACTCGTCAAATCGATCAGTGCCAAAAGCATCATACAGACCAGGAACGTCGTGTGGAGAGAAGAGTGTGATTTCTCCATTTTGGATGAAGCGTTCATAGAACAGTTTGCTGATTTGGATAGAGTAGTCTAACTTACGAACACGATTATCTTCAGTTCCTTTGTTATTTTTTAATACTAGGATATCCTCTATTTCTTGGTGCCAGATGGGGAAGTGGACTGTCGCGGATCCACCTCTAATGCCATTTTGCGTGCAACAACGGACAGTTGCTTCAAACTTCTTGAGAAATGGTACAACACCCGTGTGCTGAACTTCTCCGCCTCTGATTTTGCTGTTGATGCCACGGATTCGGCCAGCGTTGATGCCGATTCCCGCCCTCTGTGCAACGTATCTGCCAATAGCCATATCGCTACTAAAGATACTATCGAGGGTGTCATCAACGTCAACAAGCACACAGCTAGCAAATTGTCTAAGCGGAGTCCGCACTCCCGCCATGATTGGTGTTGGGATGTTGATTTTGTGTTTGGAGATTGCGTCATAATACCTCTTGACATATGACATTCTGGTTTCTTTGGGATACTCTGCAAAAATAGTCAGAGCAATCATCATATACATGAACTGTGGTGTTTCATATACTCCACCAGTGCTTCGGTCCTGCACTAGATACTTATCTACAACCTGACGTAGACCTGCATAAGTGAATAGGAAGTCACGGTCATGATCAATGAAAGAGTCCGCACGAGCAATCTCTTCCTTAGAATACTTATTGTAGATATCATTATCATAAACTTCTATAGAAACACAACCAGTAATGTGTTGCTCAAGCGTAGGAAGTTCCTTCATCTTTCCATAAAGTTGCTTACGAACTGAAAACAGAAGCAAGCGAGCAGCAACATACTGATAGTTTGGATGATCTAAGTCAATAAGATCACTTGCACTACGAATTAGAATTTCTTGAATTTCTGCAGTCGTGATACCATCATAGAACTGAATACCAGACTTCATCTCAACTTGACTTGCAGATACTCCTGCAAGACCTTTACATGCCTCTTCAACCATTACATGCATCTTGTCAAGATCAATACTCTCAACAGACCCATTTCTCTTATTAACCTTTAAACCGTTACTCATATTTTCTTCCAGGTAGTAAATTTAAGTTTTGCTTCTAAACCGGAGTAAGTATTTAATTCTATCACAGACTGGACATCTAGTCCAGATAAAATCATATCGTTAATGTCCTTCTCTTTTATTGTTGAAGGCCAGATGACAACTCTCTCTCCTCTATCGATAACTTTGGATATTCTGGAGTGGATTTCGGCATTACGAGGTTCGTTATCATAGATCCACACACAATTGCCAATACCCCACTTACTAAGATCACCGTCAGCTCCACAAAGAGCAATCGCGTTGCGAATGAAAGTTGAGTCGAAGGGACCTTCTGTAACATAGACAGTTTCGCTTTTTTGTATTTCATCGAGACCATAAATTTTTGGTGCATCATCATCAAACATCACGGTAATATATTTAATCTTGCTGGAAGTTAGAGATCTACCCTGAATCCCAACCAAGTTTTTATTATAAAACAAGGGAATTATAATTCTTGGTTCATCAAACTTAGTGTCATCAAAAACTTCTTTTATAGAATTAACCCATGTTTTAAATTTATCAGTATAATAAAATTTATTTGGATTTAATTTCCTATTCTCAAGATACTTTTTTGCGTCTACATTTTCAGATGCTTTGGGAAGATCTATTTTAGAATTAAACTTAGGTGCTTCGAATTTAAATTCTGGAGTTTCTGTTGGAAAATTCTTCCCACTATGTCCCTCTTTAAATTTTTCGAAAGTATATTGCTTATGAATTGTTGGGTCAATTTGCTTTAGGAAATTATTAAAAGAAACATTGACACCACAATTATGGCATTTAAAGTTTGTGTTGTTCTTTACCTGGTATAGATATCCCCTTGCTTTATTCTTATTTCTCTGAGAATCGCCACAAATAGGACAACGAAGATTGTAAAGATTATTTTTTACTTTCTTGAACTTTTGAAAACGATGAGAAATCAAATTGATGTATTTTACATCAACAAAATCCATAACAGGACACCTTAGGTCTAACTATTCTAACAAATTATTTTCGCTTGTCAAGGCACAGTGCCGTCATAATTGCCGTCCACTTTATGACAGAATTTGTGACTTTTTGAAGGCAGTATAGAGTGGGTTTTCTTTTAGTTTTCATTGGCATCCTATGCCAACACTGAATTATTTATTTTTTCTCTATTATTACTTGTGAATTATCAGGGGTCAATAAATCCACAACCATATGAGATTGTGATATACCAAAAGAAACTACAGCAAAAATGCCAATTATAACCCAACGAAACTTTACAACTTCTTCTAATTTAGTTTCTATCTTCTCAATTCTTTCTGATACTGATTCATGTTGATCTTTATTTTCCAATCTCAGTTCTTCAATTACTCTACCAATATAATCATCTGCCTTATGACACTGTTCAATTCTTTCTTCATGAACAGCAAGCATCTTACTGATGTTCTGACTGGTTTTTCCCATTAGTTGGATTGCTTCGTCAATCTTCCGCATCATAACTTCATAAGAAGAAAGTCTTTCTTCTAGAACAGCAATTTTAGTGTCTGTAGACGTGTTTTGATTAAACATTTCTATTAACTATTAGTTAACTGAATTTTTCCACTTTTTCAGAAAACTAATCGTGTAATATCCCAACCTTTAATATTATTTAGTTTTTAGATAATCTAACCACTTTTTACGAGATCCAGGACCGCCCTTAGAATATGTCTTAGCAAATTTTCTTGCTAGAAAACCCATTTTTGGACTTCTTCCTGCAACAGGTCCTCTATCATCAGAATCAGAACTGAATCCACCTTGAGCACCTGGTGCATTAGCTACCATCTGTTCTTTGATGATTGAGATGATTCGATCAAGTTTCTTCTTTTCCATTATAGATTTTATAGAGTTCTTCTAAGCAATATAGATCAACTTGAATATCATGAATTGTAGATTTAGGATATTCCGGTAACCTATTTAAAAATATAATGAATGATTTAATGTAAGACCAGAGTTCTTTTTCTATTTTGAAAAATAACATTGGAGTTGCTGCTTCACCAAATATATTATAAAGAATAATGAAGTGATTTAAAATCAGGTGAGTTTTGAGTTCACCTGATTTTTTATATCTCTTGAGTAACCTTTTAATATATTTAAAATGATTTAAATCTTTTTCAAAATCTTCTTTAGTAACTGCCTGAGGATTTTCATAATTTTTAATGGCAAATAAGAGAAAATTTTGCTCATTCAATTCATTAAAAATCATATATTATCAGGCAGGTGGGAACACAGGAGCGTTTCCAGTAGTGATTCCAGACATAGCAACAAGAACTTCATGCTTGACTCTCATTTCCCCTTCGCTTCCCATGTAAGTGGTAACGCCAACCCATCCTTGGTGAGTGAGTGCATAGCGAGTTCCAGATGCTGCGGTCATTCCACCCTCAGCAACACCATAAACATAGGAGTCATCAGTTCCCCAAGATGCTTCACTGTATTTTGAATCTACAACTGTATACTTTGGAAGTTGACTTACAGTGAAAGAAGTAGATGCAATACCAGCACCACTAAGACCTGCAGTTGAAGCAATACTAAGTTGTGTTGTACTTGCGATGCCTACAATAACAGCGTTGCCGTAATATGTTCCAGCACGAAGTCCAAATCTAATAACATCACCAGTAGCAGCAGCGCCAACTTGGCCAAATGTGGTTCCTGTTCCAGTTACAACACCAGTGGAATAATCTAATGATACTAAACCACCAGCACCTACTGCATCGTTATTTCCCCAGAGTGCCATGTCTTTCTTCCGTAAAAAAATTATTTGCTATGAATATTTATAAAAAAATAAGATCCCGAAAGAGGACCTTATATCTAAACTTTTAAGTTATCTTTATTCAGGGAGTTGGATCAACTGCACCTTTTTTCTTTAGATGTTGCTGAATTTGAATAAGAACAAATGAAACAATTCCATTTGCCTTAAGTTTTGGATTAGCGCCAAGAAGTTCAGAAACAACTAAAAGAATAGTTGCAAGTGCGGCTTCGTTAGCCATAACCCACGCCCATAGAGCTGCTGCAGACATGATAACCTCCGTAAGAGTGTCCTATCCTATTTAGGAAAAAATCAATCAAATCTGGAACCCATTTCGGATCCACGCTTTTTCGCTTGCATTGTAGAATACTTTCCAGATTTTTCCTTAGGATTCAGTCTGGTTTCTTGCGATCCTGATTCTCCTTTAGATTTTCCTCTTTCAGATTTAGCGCCACCCTGACCACCAGATTCCCAACGGCGTCCACCTGCTGCTCCACGTTGTCTATTTTGACCACGAAAACCTAATGGAGACTGAACAGATCCTTGACCCATCTTTTCAGAACGACGAAGTTCATCAATTAGTTCTCCCTCGAGTTCATATCCAGCAGTAATTGAAGGATCGGTTCCTTTAGGAGCAGACTTGAGTGCTTGAAGTTTTTTCTGGAGGATTTGAACTTCTTGCTGCCTCATTTTATCTTGCTGTTGTTGAAGTTTTTTTTGTTGCTGTTCTGGTTTTTGCTGAGTAGATTGTGCTTGTGCTTTTGGTTGCATTTCAAGTGTTTGTTCAGCAATCTTTTTTGCCATCTTAGTGGCAGTAGCATACATCACTTCTTTACCACGACCAGGATATCTCTTTTCAAAGTCTGCTGCATTATCCTTCATTGACTTCACAATTCTTTCTTTTTCTTTAGTCTCGGCAGCAGTTAAAATCTTTTCATCGATTTGAACTTGCTCACTTCTTACTGAAGAAAGTAAGTCATCCAACTTCGACTTTCTCTTTCTCTTTGGAGCAGTTGTAGTGGTCTTGGTTTTTGCTTTTGGTGCTGTTGCTTTTTTAGTTTTTGCTTTTGGTGGGGTTGTTGCGCTACCTTCCCAAGGGTCAGAAGGTTTTTCTGACTTCTTCTTGGTGGGGGCAGTATAAGAACCACTGCTTACTTTTTCTTTGGTCCCTGCTCCAGCACCTCTATAAGTTGATGGTTTTCTTTCTGCTGTTTTTGGCGCCTCAGACCCTCCTTCCATTTTACGAGCAACACCTAATGCTCCCTTCGCAACCTTTCTTGCTCCGCGAGCAACAGTTGCTTTAGCAGATTTTTTGAGAGAAGAAAGTCTCTCCTTTGCTGCGGAAAGCAAACTACTTTTTTTCTTTTCAGGTGCTGATGCAGTATCGTGCCCGAAAGTTACTTTTGCTTCAGTTAGAGAATATTCTAGTGCTTCCTCAATATCATCTTCATCATAACCTTCAGATAGAAGTTCTGTATAAACACTTTCAATAATATAATCCATCTCATCAATCTCTACCATCTCAAGTAGAGTTCCACCAAGGTTCTCTACTGCTTCACTCATATTTGGATTGATTTTGATTTTATTCTTTACTGTTTTTTCAGTAATCTTTTCTTCCTTTTCCTTCTTATTAACTGCATCCACAACCTCAGAAAGGTCTTCTCTCCAATTTGAGAAACCTTCTTTTACAGTTTTCTTATCAATTGCCTTACCGATTGCCTTTCTTCTGTTGCGAAGATACTTATCAGACTTATCAGTATCGCCATCATTATCAATATCAGCATCCTCTTGACCTACTGGGTCTAGTGCTTCTTTAGTCACGAGACCAACTACATTTTTATTCTTTTTAGTCAGTTTATCCATATAAGAAATTTGTTGTTTTTGCTGGTCAGCATATCCTTTACCAGTTGAAGGAGAAAGTCTCTTATCTCCTGCTTTTCTTTCATCAGCAGCTGCTTTTCTCATCATCGGATCAGCACCCTTTACTGCTTCTTCGATCTCAGTTTCTTCTTTTTTTAATTTATCCAACTCTTTAAGTTTTTTCTGCATTGCTTGATAACCTCTATCATATCCACCACCCTTTTTGGGAACACCTCCATATTTTCCGCCGGGTCTTCCAAATGGATCCTTCTCTTCATTTTTCAATGCTTCACGCTTTGCCTTTGCTTTAGCAAGCAGTCTCTCTCTCGCAGCATCCCTTTCACCTTTAGGAATACTAAACATATCCCTATCAGTCTTCAATCTTTCCATTGGAGGTAAAGACTGTGCTTCATTAACAGCGACCTGCTCCAGATACACTCTGGAAATATTGTTCAGAGGATTATTGGACATCTTAATAAGTACTTACTTTCTTTGCCTTATACTTATTTATGAAATCCAAGAACGCTCTACCACCTTTCTGCATATTCTCTTTTCCTAAAGTAGATCCCGGCGTTTGTTTTGCAGAATATTTCAAATATCCAGTTGTTCCAACTAAAGTATTTGGTTTTCCCGGTGCTCGGTACATACTATCCATTTTTACTTCAGTGTATTCCATCATATCCTTAATCCAAGACTTAAACATATAACCTTCTTCAGTCACACAGATTAGATAATTAGTTCCCCTACGCATTACTTCACCAACCAATCCAGTATTTAAGTTCTCTACAATATCACCAATTCTAAAAATCTTACCCCTAATATAATTCTCACGAAGAGTTTCTACATCATACTTTGGAGCAATCTCCCACATCTCAGCAACTTTCTTTTTCTTCTTCGCACCCATTCCCTGACGAACAGCATCAAAGAGTGCTTTGGTATCTCCATCATCCAATGTCTTTGGAGTTCCTCTGCGGAATGAATCGAAGTCATCTTCGATTACTGCTTTTCTCATCTTGGATGCAGACATTCCTTCTACACCTTCAGCATCAGCATCTCTTACACCAGCAGAAATGACACGGATTAAATCAAACTCATAAAGTTCCCCATTGTATTTCTGTGCTAGATTTTCGAACTCAGATTGTCTATCAGAACCTACAACAATATTCACATTTGCATATCCTGATTCATTTGCCGCAACCAATACATCAAAGATTGATTTCATCTCAGGATCATTAATAATATTCTCTTCAAAATCAGGGAACATTTTTTTCATAAAAGAAATCTTCATATCAGGGTCAAGAGGATTTTTCTTGGGGTCCTGAGTTCTTGAAGGATAAATCTTTAGGTCTCCGCCAGTTGCTGCTTTTCTTGCTGCTTTTAAAAGTTTTTCGTGTCCTACTGTTGGTGGATTAAAACGACCAAAGGCAACAGTTAATGTATCAGCATCTGCAGTACCTTCTTCAGGGGGCGCTGCTTTTGTGGGTGTTTTTGGTGCTGGTGTTGTAGTTGGTTTTGCTGATGGTTTTTCTGTTGCTGCGGTTGCAGTATCAGTATCTTTCGGTTGGTCTTTTCCGCCTTCTACTCTACCCTTATCATAAAATACTAGTTTTCCTTTTTCTGTTTTCGCAACAAACTCTCCACGACTGTCTAACCAACCGCCATGACCGTCGCTCTTGAGGTTTAACTTCTTCGCTTGCATAGATGCTTGCGTCTGAGTTGCCTCATTTAGAAATTGGAAAAAACTCTTCATATTGTTTTATAGTATACTTTTATTTATTATTTCTTTTTATAGTCACACATGATGTGAGATGGATAAAGTTTTCCTGCTTTGTTTCTGAAATTAAACTGAAAATTATATAGAGATGAAGAGCAATCTACAATAACTTTTTTTCCAGTACCAGTAGTCCCACCATAATAAGCAGTAATAGATCCAACTAAATTAGTAGATCTATTTAAGTATTGCATATCTACCTCATAAATATCAACTTTTCCTGCTCCCTTACCATGAACCATAACATACCCATATCCCATCATTTGTCTTAGTAATTTAGTAATTGCATTCTTATCACATATTCTAGTAACATCCTGCATATGATTTTGAATTTTATTACTATGTGGATAATTATTAAATGTTGAGCAAAAATCAGTTTCACTCAACCCAAATACCTCTAAAATATTTTTAGCAGTATCATTTAGATTATAATCATTCACTGATTTTTCAGTAAAAATACTTTGAATTCCAATATTAGCAAACGCAAGGGTTGATTGGAATTTCAAAGATAAATAAGATTCCTTATTTCCAAATATCAACGTAATATCAGTAACTGTTTTCCCAATATTTTCCTCCCCATTACCTATTGATAGATTTCTTTTAGCAACTTTTAAAGGTCTCTTTTGATTTAATTCGCCTACAGCAATAACTTCTTTAAGTGGTGCTTTATATTCTTTTCCCAAGTCCTCAACTATTTTTTTTGCTTGCTCATGATACTTACCACGCTTACCCTCACAATTTAATATATTAACTAATGAGTCATAAAATTCTCTTTCAAATACTAATCCAAGATTTTCTTTTTTTCCAGATCCTGCGCCTTGTCCACCAAACTCACCCGTTTTTTCCAAGTCAGTAATCTTGACAGTAGTAATTCTCCCAGTGTTTTCGTATTTTCCCGTAAGTTCTATTGATGATTTTGTTCCCTTTACACCGGCAGCTTCCTCGACTCTAGATAATATTTCTTTAAATATTTTTTTCTCCGTAGTTTCATAAGCATACTGCTTTCCATTGATATCCAAAACAAGAGCTATGGGTACAAAAATACCTTCTTTTGTTAGAAATTTATTTTCTTTTCCGTCAAGTCCAAGAAATTTTTTCACAAAGGTATCATAATTGCCCCTTTTCAAAAGATCTTCTTTTTTTAATAAGGCCATTTATTTTTTAATACTTTTTAAGTATTTAGAAATGGAGAATAGCGGACTCGAACCGCTGACATCCTGCTTGCAAAGCAGGCGCTCTACCAACTGAGCTAATTCCCCGATGAACATAGTATAAAACCCACTCGACTAAAAGTCAAGTGGGTCAAAAAAAACTTTAGTGATAATTTATTTACCAGCTCTCTTATCTAGAGTTTTAAATGCTCTCTCTTGTCCGTGCTCACGATTAATAGATTTATATTTGTCCTGATAAGTTGCGGTTCCTTGGTCCCACTTCTTATTTAAATCTTGATGACTTTTATCCGACTTTTTGATGTAAGCACGTAACTTGCGATTGGAAAGTTCATTAAGTTGCTTTCCATTAAGAATGGCATCAATCACTTCTTCATCAATAATGTTAGCCATAATCCACTCTGCTTCTTCCAGAGTTTCTGCAAATCCTTCGGTTTGAAGGAACTCAAGAACTACATCAAAGATATCAAGGTCTTCTTTACGGAGTTTTGCTAATACTGCACCAGCAACTTTCTCACCACGTTCTTTGGAACCGTAACGCTTACCTGCTTCCTTAGCAATCTTTGCGAATGCTTTACCAGGTTTACCAATGTCCTTACCTGCTCTTGCTTCCTTTGCGGAGTATGATGCTTCTTCAATTTCTTCTTGAGGAGTATAAACTTCAGAATATGCTTCGTATAAACCGCGCAGTTCTTTAGAATCCATTTTTACAAATTACTTTTTTAGTTATTTATAAAAAAAGACCCCGAAGGGTCAAACACCAAGAACAGCACCAATACTATCGTCAAGGTCTTGAATTACTCCACGGATATCAGTCACCCGAGGAGGAACACTTGCTTCATTATAAGTGTATCCTTTTTGGGCATCAAACAAAACTTGTCGAACTGCAGCTGCTGCACGAATGTCCATTTTGATTGCTACTTGTTTTTCTTCAGTCACAGGTCTCCCTCCACACGATTTTCAGAACGTTCAATACTAAAAGCACCCTCAGGATAGCGAGCACTCAGTTTCTCAAAGTTCATTTGAATTACTTCTTCAATAGAAATATCAAGACCCAAACACGCCTGAGAAACATACCACATCACATCACCAAGTTCACGCTTCAAGTGAAATAGATTTTCTTCAGTGACTGGTTTGCCTTGGAAAACAATCTTCTTCACAATCTCAGTAAACTCACCTGCCTCAGCAGACATTCCTACAGCAGCAGTAAGCAGTCGCTCGGTAGGAAACTCTTGTTCCCGTAGTTCCATAAGGCGATTGATGAAAGATGTGTGGTCTTTACTAGGATTAGAGGTAGTGGTATTAACGAACTCAACATACTTATTAAGGTCAATAGTCATTAGAATTTAAATCCCTCAAATGATTTTTTAGGTTTCTTTTCTTCATAATCATACTCTTCAT